GGTGTCACTCCGCACACTTACATCAAGGAAGTAAGTGTGGCGAGCGAAACTGACCTAAGGTCAGCTTCGCTTTTCATCCTTCGGCTTCGCCTCAGGAGGATTGACGAGCTCGACCTTTGCAGGTGGAGGCTCGACAGGATCGGGGGCAGCAAGGCCCCATTCTTGGAGATCCTTTTTGTTTTTGGGATCCTGAGCAAATTCAACGAATTTGACAGGATCATTATCGAATTTGCGACGAACAGTCGCAGAGAGAGACATGAACGCAGAAGTAGCCTCGTTAAGAGTTTCGAGGGCGGTTTGCATGTCAGGGACGTTAGAAACGTCCAGATAGCGGGGTTCACCCTTGTTGAGATTAGTAGGAGCGAGACCCGTGGCCTCGAAGCGAGCCATGAGGACGTTGATATCAGCGTCATCAGCAAATTCTTGCCGGGTCATAGAGGGATCATGGTTAGTATACGATGAAGCAATTCGCTCATCGTCAGATTGATGGACGACCATAGAGGACATGAGTTCGCCATCAGAGTTACAGCCGCGGTAGCGCATGTTTTACCATCCTTTAAAGCGATTGTTGAAGGTATCGGACTGGTAGTGATTTTCACCAGTCAGTTTATCCTTCCAGCTAGAGCCGGAAGAATGAGTTTCCGTCTTGTACGATTTCCAAGGCGCGACGGTATCAGAGAGTTTTTTAGCAGAGTTGAGAACGGGCGAGACCGCCCGTTCAGCTTCTTGGGCAGCGGTGCCAGCTTGCCGCACGGTTTTCATAGCCGACGTCCCCATGAGGGCAGCGTCGGTCCGTGCATTGAGGGCGCGCAGTTTAGCAGGATCAAGGTCCTGCGTTAAGATTTCACGCTCCGCAATAGACTTGACGTTTTGCGCATTTTTGAGAGCAGTATCAGCAGAGATGTTTTTGTTAGTTTCTTGCATATTAGCAAGTTCGGCGGTTGCCCGCCGTACGGCGAGGCCCGTATTCACGGCCTCGCCGATAGGATTGCCCTCGATTTTCGGGGCAGTCAGCGCGGCCTGAGAGCCGCTTGGAGACGAAGCGCCGCCCTTTTGATAGGCCAGAATTGGGTTGAGACCAGCAGCCCGCATGTCGGCCATCCCGCGTTGGTAAGCGGTATTGGACATGCGTTCTTGGAAGTCTCTGTTCAATTGGGCCTGAGCGGCGTTAGCTTCGTTAGTTTTTTCCGTGCTGTTCATATTGAACAGCCCGGTTAGGGTGCTGCCGACACCAGAGATTGCAGCACCCATTAGCATATCGTCGACACCGAACATATTGGTAGTCTCCTTAGGTTACAGCGCATCCAAATCACTCCGGGAGATGCAAGAGGCATCTCCCTACGTGATTTGACGCGCAGGGAGGAAGTAAGGAAGGAAGGAAGAGGCCATCCGGGAACGGAAGCTTCGCTTCCTAGGGGCGTATGTTGCCCTTACACCGGAGGGACACGCGGTAGTCAGAACAAGCTGACTTACGCTTAAGGGGACCCCAGTGGGGTCCCCTTCGCAACCCCCCGCCTAGAAGTGATCTATGAGTCCAGGCACGCCATAGACAGGCATGGGGCGAGCACAGCGATAACGGAAGTAGCCATCGAATAGGAGATCAGGCTCCGAAGGGACAGCGACGACGCGATCGACAGGAGGATTTTCCTCGATGAACGCAGCGTTGAGAGCCGGAGCAGTGGCGAAGTTTTGAGCAAGATGCCACGTATCCAGAGGAACGGCAGAGTTAGAACGCATCCGACCAGTAATCATGGACGGTTTGTAGCGGTATTCCGCATAGCGTTCTTGATAGCCGAAGGCAGCGTCGGCAGTACCAGCGACATAAGGCGACGCGAGATAGATTTCTTTGTTAGCCACGACCTGTTCGCCAATGTGCGACAGAGCGGGCCAGTAGAAATCAAAGCGAGTGGAGCGAGACCACATTTTGTTGAGGCCCTGCTGATAGTTCAGATCAGCACGAGCAGAGATGAGGCCCAGAACGATAGTATGCTCAGTGAAAGATTTAGAGAAGCCGACACGGCCTGAGGAGAAAGTACCCATAGCTGCAAGATTTCCTTGAGGCGAGGGCTGTGTGGCTGTCGAAGAAGTCTGAGCGATCGGATTAACGTTAAGAGGTACAGAGCCACCACCGAGATATTCAGGACGGTTGAGGCGAGCGTCAGGAGAAGTAACGCCGAAGTGAGCACGAATAAGCTCCGTATAGCGAGTACCGCCACGGGCGTCACGTTCGTAAATCTTTTGAACTTGGAACGCCTGACGTAGCGCGTTGATGGTTGAGGCGGTGGCAGTGGTGAGATCGGCATAGAGAGCGCCGGCAGGAGGCCCGAGCGAGATATTGACCGGGCCGGTTGCGGCAGTGAGGGCGCCGGTGCCAGCAGCACCTGAGATGGCGCCAGAGGCCGCAGAGTTAGTACCAGCAGAGAAAGCCGTCCAGGTACCGGCATTGTTGCCGCGAAGGACGGGAGCAGATGTTCCGAGAGGGAGGCTTACAGCCGGACCCTTTTGGGGCCACGGGAGGGCCGAGGTGAAGTAATCGTGGCGTTTGCCACGGCGAAGCAATGTGTAAAGCGTCGGGGCGTCCGGCCCGTCACCTTTAGGGACGGAGACAGAATTTTGCAGATTTTGATCACGGAACCACTCGTTATAGATGAGGTTATAGGCCCGCAGGAAGAGAGCAGAATGAGGCATCCCTTGGATTTTTGTAGGGAGACCCATGTAGTCGTATATGGTTTGCTCACCATACCCGCCAGCGCCGGAAGTAATCGTGGGGATGATGAAAGAGGTGGAGTCACCCGGGTTGGGTTGCTCACCCATAAACCGTTGGAAGTTATCCCACACGAGGCGGAGCGGGACAGCGAAGAAGAAGACATCGATAAACATATTATCCATGAAGGGATGCAGCGGCGTAGCGAGACGGCCGAACATGGACATATTGAGATTGAAGGAGTCGCCCGGGAGGGCTTCGTCAACGAAGATGGGGACTAGGTAACCCGCATCGAAGGTAGTTTTAAGACCGTGGGACCGGTCGAAGCTAGAGCGCGGAATGTCAGCTTCCGGGACTTTGCTGAATTGATGGGCCATGACAGACCTAGACATAAAGGCAGTCCTCGCATAGTTAGAGACAGGGCAATGTCGCCCTGGAGGACTATAGCATGGCGATTCGGGTAGAGATCAACCGGGATTATCTGGAGAAGGCCCTTGATATGGCGGCCGGCGCGGCCACAAGGGCGAGCAATCAGAAGGGTATCAACCCGTTGATCAGGGAGATACATCAGAAGGACGCGGCAGCGTGGGTAGACGCAAAGAGATCGATTACCGAAGTGAAGTAAGAGAAAGGGGCCCCGAAGGGCCCCTTTTTTTACACAGTTTTAATTATGAGAGATAAGCAGGAGGTGATTTGCTCCGGAGGTGCGGTGCTAAATACACCATCTGCATCATCGAAAGACCCGAGTTTAAACAGAGTGTAGTCGGCCGCATGCTTAGAGAATTCATGTTTGGGATCATTAACAGCGTCTGTGAGAGAGCGCAGCGCCGATCCGAGAGACGGAGAGAAGAAGGGTTGCATAAAGGCCTGTACGGCCGAGTCGTAGACACTGAAAATCTCCATTTTCATAGAGTTCGACCTTTAGTTTTGAGCTTAGCCATTGCGACTAGCTCCTTGGTTACACGGCGACGATTAGAGTTGTCGCGCCTGTCGATTTTACGACGGCGAGCGATTTTTAGCAATTCGAGACGAGCAGCACAAGTAGGAGAGTCAGCGGAATAGCGATTGTCATAGTATCGCGGAAGAGAAGAAGGGACCCCGTTAACAATAACGTTGTCATGAGTGTACATTTCCCCTTTGTAGTTATCGTAGTAGGTGCCGCCGATGCCCGGACGGCGAGACATAGTAATAAATTCGGGAGTTCTGCCCGAATAGAAGTATTTATATTTAGGATTGGAGGGTTTGAGCTTTTTCATGCAGTATCGGGCGGTATAGGCGCAGGATTCAAAAGTAACATCTCCAATAACGGAGTTGCCTGCAGTCCACAGTTTGGACAGGGTATTTGAGCTATAGAGATTATATTCCGATCCAGTAGTTTGTACTCGGAGATCATTGAACGTGTGCGAGAGCAAGAGCACGTGATAGTGAGGACGATAGGTTGTTTCGCCATATTCACCACAAGCGAAGAACCGGACCGATGATGATCGAGACCCATTGTTACTGATTTCATAGTGTTTTCTGAGCCTTTTCATAAAGAGTTGCAGATCACGTAGAACAAGAGTTGGCAAACCCCCATCAGTGTGTGGGAGGTGCTTGTTGTCATAGGTGAGAGTGAGGAAGGCAGAGTTTTGATGCATACGCTTTTCATGCATGCATCTGAGCGCCCATTGGCGCGAGTGCTCGAGCTTGCAGCCGAAGCAGAGTCCGCAAGGGACTTTTATAGGGATGCCGGTTGCCGACTTGTCCTTACGAAAGACAAGCCGGCGATCGGGAGAGCCCTCAGCCGGATAATAGGCTGTGAGAGGGCCATAGCAGGGCATCTAGAGCCGGATGCCCCCGCGCATGGGGGCAGACCGGATATTTTTTACGTGCGTGTGGGACGCACTGTGACGGAATTTGGAGCGGGAGGCGCTCCTGGACAAACCGTGTCGTTTTGCCATCAGAGGATTCCTTTTTAGAGGTTAGGAGTGACTTGGTGTCACTCCGCACACTTACATCAAGGAAGTAAGTGTGGCGAGCGAAACTGACCTAAGGTCAGCTTCGCTTTTCATCCTTCGGCTTCGCCTCAGGAGGATTGACGAGCTCGACCTTTGCAGGTGGAGGCTCGACAGGATCGGGGGCAGCAAGGCCCCATTCTTGGAGATCCTTTTTGTTTTTGGGATCCTGAGCAAATTCAACGAATTTGACAGGATCATTATCGAATTTGCGACGAACAGTCGCAGAGAGAGACATGAACGCAGAAGTAGCCTCGTTAAGAGTTTCGAGGGCGGTTTGCATGTCAGGGACGTTAGAAACGTCCAGATAGCGGGGTTCACCCTTGTTGAGATTAGTAGGAGCGAGACCCGTGGCCTCGAAGCGAGCCATGAGGACGTTGATATCAGCGTCATCAGCAAATTCTTGCCGGGTCATAGAGGGATCATGGTTAGTATACGATGAAGCAATTCGCTCATCGTCAGATTGATGGACGACCATAGAGGACATGAGTTCGCCATCAGAGTTACAGCCGCGGTAGCGCATGTTTTACCATCCTTTAAAGCGATTGTTGAAGGTATCGGACTGGTAGTGATTTTCACCAGTCAGTTTATCCTTCCAGCTAGAGCCGGAAGAATGAGTTTCCGTCTTGTACGATTTCCAAGGCGCGACGGTATCAGAGAGTTTTTTAGCAGAGTTGAGAACGGGCGAGACCGCCCGTTCAGCTTCTTGGGCAGCGGTGCCAGCTTGCCGCACGGTTTTCATAGCCGACGTCCCCATGAGGGCAGCGTCGGTCCGTGCATTGAGGGCGCGCAGTTTAGCAGGATCAAGGTCCTGCGTTAAGATTTCACGCTCCGCAATAGACTTGACGTTTTGCGCATTTTTGAGAGCAGTATCAGCAGAGATGTTTTTGTTAGTTTCTTGCATATTAGCAAGTTCGGCGGTTGCCCGCCGTACGGCGAGGCCCGTATT